ATAAACCTGTAACTTCATCATTAACCGTTGAGCTAAGCAATCCAAGAGCTTCTGATGTCGCAGTGACACCAGTTGAAGAATCATTAACTGTAGTCTGAACCAAATCAAAAGCAGCAGACGAAGCCTTAGCTGATAAACCTGTAACTTCATCATTAACCGTTGAGCTAAGCAATCCAAGAGCTTCTGATGTCGCAGTGACACCAGTTGAAGAATCATTAACTGTAGTCTGAACCAAATCAAAAGCAGCAGACGAAGCCTTCCCGTTTACTTCAACATCAAGCGAGGTTAATAAAGACGCTTGAGATGTTATGTCATCCTCGCTTGATGTTACTCTGGCGTCAAGTGTTTGAGCTGCTTGAGCTGCTCCAACAGCCACCCCAGAAAGAGGCTCAAGGTCTAATTCAGAACCACTTTCCATCTCAACAATTGAACCGTCTTCTTCCTCAACTTTAAACAAGCCTACGGATAGACTGGTATGGTTTGTTGCATTGGTGGTAATGAGACCATCTAGGGTGATGATATTTCCATCCAGAATCTGGATAGCATCAAACGAAGCAATTAAACCCGTTGTCCCATCATCAAGCCTTCCTGTTAAATTGAGGATGTCGTTCGCGTTAATAGCTATCCTTCCGTCTTCAAACGAAATGAAGTCGTCTAGATCTGTGTCAAAATAGTAAGGCGAGTTATTATCATTCGTGTCATACCAGCGACTGAACGGGGGGATCGGGTCTGGAATGCCATCCACACCCGCGACAGGTTTGGTTGCTTGCAGATAGATATCACTAACGCCAGAAGTTAAATCAATGATTGCTTGCTGTAAAGCGGCATTGGAAATAGCTAAGGCAGCGAGGTCAATTGCGATTGTACTAACGCTGACGTCAACATTAAAAAGTTCAAGGCTCACGTCAGTAACGGTTTGTAGACTAAATGGAGTCCCTGTTTCAGTTGTTAGTTGGTTTCCATCCTCGGTTGTGATATCAATTGTTTCACTAATATCAGAAGCTGATCTGGTATTGACGCTGACGGTGTTTTTGGCAGTGAACTCAGCGCCCACGGTGTTATCTAGAGCCGATACCCAATCCCCGAGAATCCCAAAAAAGGTGACGTGTCGGACTCTTATGTCTATGCTTTCCGCAGGGAGCAACCCTGTAATGACCGCCCTAGGATTAGAAGGATCTAACACCGCCGGACCAACCTCCCAATCGCTATCGGCATTTCTCTTCCACTGAACATCCGTACTCCTAACTAGCGCTGACGGAGCGGTCCATGCCGCGACCAAAACGGGGATCTTGGTTCCGTTTTCGGTTAAGTTGACGGCTGCAACTGAAAGGCCAGTAAGCGCTATTTTTATAGTGCCGTCTGCGATTGTTGGATCTGCGCCCACCAAGGGTGTCCCTTCGTCTGTCGATTCGTCCCAGGCATAAATGGCGGCGTTGTGCTCGCGAAGCTCCAAGTCAACGCCACCCGACTTGCTGAAGTTCCATTTAAAGATCTGGAATTCCTCAGCGACAAACCCGTACTTCCCGCTAGTAATACCAACGGTAGACCATGCCTGCAATTGTATGCCCTTCATCTTACAGGGGTAGGTAGCTGACATTTGCGCCCGCGCTCTTCTAAGCTGGATCTGAGCGATCCGCTGCGCTCTTATCGGGTCTTGCGTATAAGGCAGATCCAGGCGCTTCTCGAACACCTCGCCGTCTTCCGTGACAGCGGCCGAATCCACGGCCGGCGGATAATTATTTTCTTCATGCAAGTCGGATGTGGCATCTAGAAAAACGCCTATAACACGATTTGTTCTTTCGCCAATCGGTCGCCGAGTCGCAAGACTGAAAGGCCCTCTCAAATCATCATCGTCTAGCTGAATAGAAACTGTAGGCGCTGCCGCAGCATACTGATTAAATACGCCACTCTGGTAAATCAACTGTCCAGCCGCAGCAGACAGAATTCCTTTAATGTTTACGTCCCGAGAAGCGGTAGCTAGAACTCTGCCGTCGCATGTATACCGCTTCTGGAACCCGCCACCCTTTAAGGCGACGTTCTCATCACAAATATTCGCCTGGGCATTAATGTTAGTGGTGTTCAGCTCGGCCACAGGAACCCTGCACCCTAAGTCCCATGCAGATCCCGCGCCTCTAGTTAGATAATCATTAAGGACCAACGCCTGATTATTGCTAAATTCGGTAGCCGACGTTCTAGTATCGATCACTTTTGCGCCGCTTATCTTTGCGGTAACAACCGGCCGGCCCTGAGTATAGACTTCAGTATCAAACTCGAACCTAACCGCGAACCAGGCCAAGCCTCTTAACCTGTGATCCGTTGTCCATTGAGTGATCTCGGATACCAGAGTCGCGTCGGCAGTCTGGTCGGCAGTTCCTAGGCCAGTCAGTATCCGGACCTTCCCTGCATACTTTCCAGAAATAACCATGTCGTCAACGACTGTTACGGCGGTATCGTTAATAAAAAATTGATCAAAGCTCTCGATCTCGTGAGAGGCGGCGTGCTTAATTAGATGCAAGTACTTGTTGTCTGTGCCGGAAGTGAACGCCGCAATAATCGTCCCGCCCAATCGAGCGCTTCCATAAACTATAGTTCTGGAAGCGACGGATGATTTTAGCTCTTGCTTTAACCCTCCCTGCCTTATAGCGGCAGTATTTGCGCTTGGCGCTAGAGCATCGCTGACTATCGCGACACCGGCAGCAACAAACAGCTTACCGATAAACGTTAAGGCAAATTCGGGTCCGGCGGTAATCGCAATTAAGACAACCGCCGTTATAACGATAACTGCTTTTATAAGCTTAGCCACAGTGCCAGCCTCGCCTAACTTCCTTCATGGGTATTTGAATCACTCCGTCCGAAGCAAATACCGCAGTCTCTCCAAGACAGACACCGACCGCCCATTCCTCGACGCCGGACTCGTCAACCGACTCTGGCATAGAGACCTTCGCCATGCACACGTCGCCCCGCTTCAGTAAGCCTACGTGAGTCGCTCTCTGGCAGCCGTGATCAGCCATTACTTTTCCCATCGTTCTTAGCAAGGTACCGCTGCCCTTTTCTTTTAATGTCTTGATGGCGCCGGCTCTTGACTTATAGCCTCGCAGCTTAGCCGCCAGATCTGTTCCGCTAAAAGCCAGAACAAGACTACTGGTAAACATGCAACAATCGTGAGCGCCGAATTCAAAGGAGCGATGGCTAGCCTCGGCGACTCCTTTTGCCAGCAGTTCCGGCCAGTCGGATTTGCGTGTAATCATCTAGTAAATTCCTCCCTGAGATCATCCTCTCTGCCCCCATTGCCTATTTCGCCTCTGCCCCCGGCTCTGCCCCCGCCTCCTCCAGTGGTCTTGTCGCCCCATGCCAAAACTTTATTCTGAAGCTCCATCACAAACTCAAGTCCGAGGTCACCAGGATAGACTCGCTGCTGCTCCTCGTCAGTCAGAAGACTTTCAGAGGTTCGTTTTAACAACTGATCGCGGCTTTCACACAAGATCTCTATAGCACCCTGACTGTCGCCGTCAACCAAATTCATTACATCCATCTGGCCGCTAAATAGCATTATAGGATCTGGAACTATCGCGCCGTCGCTGTCGAGGAAGACCAGCCACACCTTGGCTGATCTTCCTTGGTAATTTTCTCCTAGAGCATTCGATAGTAAGCCGTTAGCAATTCCACTCATCTGTAGCTTCACGCCGTTGCTGGAGCCGTCAGAGGTTTCCAATATTCCGTCGATAGATCCTAGCGCCCCTATGCCCAAATAGCTGTGCGAGGACTCAGTTGGAAGAGTGGCGGTAAATGGCCGAGTGCCTGTCCAGACATAAACAGGATCATCGTCAAAGTTCAGCGCGACAAATCCAAAAGATGAATATTCCAGAGCGTCTGATTCCGTTATTGCGGCCGAAGCTATGGCGCGATCCGTCATTAAAATTTCTCCACAAAAGCGAAAGCAAAGTCATGGACTCCAAACTGATCGCTTTCCCAATCAACGCTTAAACCTTCTATAGTAAATGTCCCGACAGGGTTATCGAAAACGATGGCAGTGTCATCGCCCGGGCTAACATGTAGCTCCGGCATAAAGTTTACGGTTGCATTGCCAGACCCGTCAGAATCAACCTGCTCAGTTATAATTTTTAGCTCTCCGCCTATTTGGGCGGGATCGCCTGGAAGCAACAGCCCCGAGCTGCTAGTTCGCCACCCGTCAGTGGTAATAGAGTTTCCTGTCTGACTTGCGCCTTTAACTAAAGGTGTGTCGCTTCCAGTGCTTGCAGTCCCGTTGGGCGATCTGACGTCAGGATCGAAAGCGTAAAAAGTTTTTGCAGGGCCATACATCGTGGCGAACCAGGCCTTCCAGACTCTGGCCTGACTCGAACTCATCGGTGGAAATGTATACATCCCTTCCCAGCGATGGCCCGCCTTAATGTCGTGGTTAGCTTGCTTGCTAATGGGAGACGTCATCGTATCTATATTAAACACCAAGCCAAATCGATTGCTCTTTATGCCTGGTGTAGATGGCAACGTTCTAGGATAGCTAATAGCCATTATCTTCGTCCCTGTCTTTGCATCTGATCGAACACTTGGCCGGACGCCATATCCGCAATAAGTGGCGCCGCGTTTACGATCTCAGCCCGAACACTATTCTTTACATCGACAGCGAATGTAATGTTCTGAATTACATTAACGCCGCCACCGCCCATAGCCTTTTTAGAATTCATAGCATTCATTACGGTAGCAGGCCCGTCTGGATTAACGATCTCCGGGCCGCGCTCGCCGACTAGAGTGGGTCCGTTAATTCGCCCGCCGCCCGCCTTGCCGCCAGTGAGGGCATCGAATACCGTGGATGCTCCGCCCGTCAGCCCTTCTAGTATAGGAGCGATTACAATTAAGCGAAGCATGTGGCGCAATATGTCCTGCAAAACCGCTCGGCCAACATCGCCGAAAGACTTCATTTTTAGGATGGCATCCTCTAGACTTGCTCCAAAATTATCCCTGATAGCCGCCCCGGCTTCCTCCCAGCCTTCCGATAGCTCATCAGGGACAGGCGGCTCTCCGCCGCCTCCCGAGCCTCCCGAGACGAGCTGCTGCAATTTGTTAAAAGCAGCCTCGGCATCATCGAGCAGTTTGGTCCCTGCGCCGCCTTCGCCGAATCCGATCATGGCCTTTGCGTCGGTCCACATTTGACCCATCACCAGAGAGAAGTTGGCCATATCCTTCTTTGCGTTCTCGCCGGCTTTGCGAAACGCATCAAAAAGAATCCCGTCAGCCTCTTTGCTGCCTCCGCTTTTTTCTGGAATGGTGATAGCGCCTAAAAGATCAAATCCCGTTGCTTCTCTAATCGCTTTCTTCAGCCCATCCGGAATCGCGTCGAGCATACCCGCCAGCATTGTCTTGAATGGAATTACGATATTATCGTTAAAGTTGTTAATTAACTGAACCTTCATGGCAGTTACGATGCCTTTGGCAAGCTCCACGATAGTGGTCTTGAATACGATAAACCCGCCTACCAGTCCTGCTATCGCTGCGCCTAATAAGACCGGGCCAGACGTCATAGTCAAAAACGCGAGCCTAATTAATGCAGCTCCGGCGACAATCTTTGTAGCCATCCAAGCAAAAGCCACAGTTAGCCCGCCAATCCCGATAGTCATAAAACCGATAGTCGCGAGTAAGGGACCAAGCACAACCAGCGCTCCAGCGAAGCCGATAATGATCGCTTTGGTTTTTGTATCTAAATTCCCGAACGCTTCGGCAGCGGTCTCGACCCAGCCTGCCAGCGCTTCAATAAGGCTGATCAGCGGAGGTAAAACCGTCGCGCCTAATCTAATGCCGGCCGCCTCCATAGCGGCCAGAGACTGGTTGAATCTAAAAGCGGAATCTTCGGCTGTAATTTTAAACGCCTGATTGAGAGATCCGACGCCATCTTTAGCTAAGCGCTTAAAGATCCCCTCGATCTCTTCGGCATTCTTGCCTGTTATTGACAGCACCGCTTTTAGCGCCTCTCGCTCCGGGAATATCTTTTCTAAACCAATTCCTTTTGCGTCGGCGGCTTTTTTAATATCCTGGATCGTGCCTAGCAGGCCCTTTGTAGACAAGGAATCTTTTAGCGAGTCTGCATCTATGCCCATCCCTGCAAGCTCTTTGCGAACAGTAGGGGTCACTGTTAGAAAAGAAGCTAAAACGGATTCGGTCTGCGTGATGGCTTGATTGACTTCTAAGCCGCCCTTAGTCAAACCCGCAACCGCTGCCGACACCTCATCGAAGTCAACGCCCAGCGATGCGGCCACAGCAATTACCCGACCAATAGAACCGGCGAACTTGGACGCTTCAAACTGCCCTTCTCGAACAGCACCGATTAAAATCCCTGTCGCGTCAGCAGCATTCAAGTTTTCTTTACCGTATGTGTTCACGGTTGCGCCGACCGCCTTGGCAACGTCAGCGGTAAGTCCTAGCCCAATACTAGAGGCCTTGGCAGAAGCGGTTAAAACCTCCAACGCCTCGGCCCCTCGAAAGCCAGAGGACGTAACAAAGAACATGCCCTCAGCTAGCTCCTTGGGTCCTCGGCCTGTCGCTGGTCCTAGCGCAAGGATGTCATCCCGCCAGCCTTGAGCCTGCTTCCGGCTGACGCCTACAAGCGCCTCGATCTTTGTAAATGATTGCTCGAATGTTGCGGCGGATTTTGCGACCAGAATTCCGGCTGCGGCAACTGGTAGTCCGATCCCCGCGCTGATCTTCTTGCCAATATCGACAAATTTCTTACCGACTCTGTCAAGAGTCTTGGCAATTCGCGCGGCCATCCTCTCGGTAGCTTTGGCTGCCTTGTCGAGTTGGCGCGCAAATCTGGCGACATCCACAAATATCTCAACTTCTACCTCCCCGATATTATCAGCCACCTAGCTTCTCCTTTAATGCAACGAACTCATCTGTACTCAACGGTTGCTGCTCTGTTGAATCGCCGTCCTCATCTTTACTGCCGTGAAACTTAGCCAGACCCTCTGCCGCCGCTCCTATCTCGATAATGGTGGAGCTCCAAAATACCGATGGGCTCCATAGTAGCTTGCCGAGTCCAAGCTCCATCATCGAGCTCCAGCTAAAAGCCTCTACTTCCTCGGCTTCCTCTTTGCCCTCGGTTTGGGTTTTGGGCTGTTCGACTCACCGCCTTGAATGTTGATCGCTTCCATCGCCGAGCCAAAAGCCTCGACCGCATCAAGATCGAAATTACCGATCTCTTCATTTGTAATGTCTGTTCCGCCGCCTCGAATTAAAGCGCCGAGTAACCCGATCAGCTTTTTAGTCTTAATCTTTCCGTCTACGAACGCATCGCCCAGGTCGCTAATAGAATCCAGCTCAAAGACGTCCTCTATTTCAGCCATCGCGCCAAGCGTCATGCACATAACGTAGGTCTCACCGCCTGTAGTGAACTCGGTTTCGCCTCGCCTTTTGTTTACCATTGTCGTGTCCTTTTGTTTTTTGATTGCCGATAACGGAGCGCAATCTGTGCTAATCCGTTATCGGCTGCCTAAAAGTCAAATCCTACTTAACCGCCATTAAGCGGACGCGAAAGCAATAGCCCCTGAACTCTCCAGAGTAATCGAGTATGTAACCTCGCCGTTATATTCACCGGCATGCTCACAATTCGTCACCTGAAAATCCCCTGTATAGGTGTCGCCAGACTCGAACTCAAGAACAAATTCATTCAGCGTTCTTGCGATCACATAACCGCGAACAGTGATGACGTTGTTGTTGTCAATAAAGACTCCAGACGCAGAGATCGTCATGCTGACTTCTCCGGCGGCAGGCAACAGCTCTCGCCACTGACTCGTGGAGTCCTTATTGGTAATATCAACTTCTCCGCCATTGATGGTCATGGAAGTTGTTCTCATTCCGCCGATAGCAGTTCCAGCGAGCTTCAGTAAAAACGATAATCCTTTCTCAGCCACGATGTGACCTCCTATACGTTGTTGATGGCAGTAATGACACCAGCCGACTCAATAGATATCGAGTAAGTCAAAGCGTCATTGTTTTCACCAGCATGCTCGCAGCTAGTGCATTGAAACAATCCCCAATACTCATCGCCTGATTCAAACTGCAAGCCATAAGTTTCGAGAGATCGAGATATAGAATCGACCCGCATTGCGGCCAGCCCTACGTCGTCTTGGAATATTCCAGAAGCGGAAACGCTGATTGTAACCTCGCCATTCGCGGCTTGAAGTTCGCGCCACAAGGAATCGGAATCCTTTGTCGTGATGTCTACCTCGGACGCCGTGACAGTAAAAGCCGTGGATCTCATGCCGGCGACCGTTGTCATAATCTTGCCGGTAGTCGTGCCAGATCCGTTGTCGGTAATCGCGACATCGCTGGCTCCGGAAATTCCGGTAGCCTTGGTCAGGTGGATAGTAAATGCGTTGGTCGAAACGTCGCCCGCATAGTAAATCTTGCTAGGGGTTAGCTCGGCCGGAACGGCTCCGCCAGAATTGGTAAAGATGATCGCGTCACCGTTTGCCATTCCGTGAGCCGTGTAATTACAGGTATTGGTTCCGTTCGTAAATGTTACTGTCGCGCCAGCAGGCGCCTTTCTTAATAGAAACGCTGAGCCTTTCTCGGCCATGATGAATCTCCCATGAGCTTACTGTGTATCACTTAACAACAATTCCACTGATAATATCCGGCCATAGACGTCTTGTTCGTCGGCTATGCGTGGTCCAGATACATTAACGTAAACGGTTTTAAACCCTGTGATTGAAATGCTACTCCTGTGGAACAGTGTCCTGATCCTTTCGGCCAGAGACTCGATGGCAGCAGTTGAACCTGACAGTGAAGAGTAGACGCGAATATCGCGGATAATTCGTCGCCCTGTAGAATTCTTCGAGTCATTCGGTTCGTCGGCTATCTCACCCGCTGTTATCACATACGGCAATTCAACATCTTTAGGTACAGGCTCATAAGTAAATATTGCTGGACGGCCATCCCATGTAGACAGGCCGTTCGTCAGCGTGACATCGTTTGATAAGGCTGTGTAAAAAGCTGCGCTTAACGCACTCACTTTGCCAAGATCCTCTTAATATCGTTTCTTCGCCTTAATAGCGGGGGACGTAAAAATGGTCGAGCCGCCATGAATCTTGTTCCGAACTCTAGAGCTTTTGCTTTAGCTCCCTGGGTGGACCCGTATGCTCCCGTGATCCTGCTTGGCGTTGATCTTACATCGGCTACTATGCTTCGCACAAGGTCGCCCTCTACTCGCTTGGGAGGCTCGCCTGGCTTAGATGGGTCTGAGCCACGCCTTGCCTTACCGGCGCCTGTAGTTGGCTGACTGACGTTAATCGAGATAATGACATCGCCTCGAAGCATCTGAACGACCATACCCATGTTGGTCTCGATCTGCTTTCTAGTCTTGCCCAGCACTCGCCCGCCGTTCCAGATTATCTTTGGTCGAGAGGCCATTAGGTCTTGCGCTCAGATAGCTGTAGCTTCGTGTGATGCGCTCTGGAGGGCGCGAGAGCTGCGACGACATCGAGACTAAGGCCATCTACCAAAACCCTGTCGTCGCGCTCCAGAGAGACTGACGGCAGCACGTAAGCTATGTACTGGATATGCTCATCGTCTCTAGCGGCCACGATTAGATCTTTAGCCCTGGCAGCATAGTAACGGAGAATGATTGCCGGATTTGTTGGATGGTCGATGTAAGACTCGACGTCTCCGCCTTGTCCGTCTGACGTCCAGCTAGGAACCTTTACCGTTCCAGAGGCGTTAAGAAGGTCGGCGCTGATAACAGAATCAGACATTAAATTATCACCTGATAACGTCCTAGGATCTGCCCGACGTAGGCCGACTCGACTCCGCCGAACGTGCCCGACCAATCGCCGATCCTCTCTTGCTTGATCGCGCTATCCCTCTTACGCCCCTTGAACCATGCGTTCGCGATTTCGATTGCCGCTTGCTCGATCTCGAAAGGAAGTGTCTGGCACGATAGCGTGACGGTTGCTCCGGCCGCTTCCGTATCTGTTGGCGTTTCCACGACGGTAATAACCAGATCTGTTCTGCTCGCCACGGTGTATTCAATATTAAGCCCTGTCGCAGCGAAGCCGCCGAACGCAATAAAGTCGCCTTCGACAAGGATAGGCCACTTACCAGCGGTTCGAGTGAAAGTCTTTGCCGTTGCGTTGCTAGCACAATCAACAAAGCCGTCATCGACAACAATGTTGTCAGAGGGAAGAAGGTAGCCATAAGTATATCCAAGGGAGTAGTCATCGTCGCCAGCCTGCGGTAAGTAATGTCGTTCGATTAATGAGCGCACCGGAATGTTCTCCCTCCAGCCGTCCTCCTTAAAGACAATCCCAGACCGACCATCGTCGTAGATCTGGTACTCGGTCGCCGCAATAGTCGCAGCGTCGAGAGTCAGAACTCCAAGGTCGACCAACGGGAATAACTTCATTACTTTGGTTGTATTGCTGTTGCCGTTAAAGGTTTCTGTAACAACCTCGCGACCAAACTTTCTGCGGCAACGTGACTCGATGTAATCGCTAACTCGCTGAATAACGCTAGCAAGATAAACATCATCGTTGTCGCCTGCCGCAATCGCCAGCTTTAAATCAGCGAGCGTTATCAGGTCTGCGTTTAGTCGCTTGGTCGTTACAGTAACGCTCATTTTGTTACCATCTTCCTATCGTTGTCTCGGACGGAACGCTTTTTCTCGTCCTTAGTTGATGGAGCAGAAGCCGGCCGCTCGGGCCGGACCTGTTTATTCGGCGAGTCAGAATTAACCATTGAGCTGTTCGTCAAGCTCTTCAGTAGCCGCTCGCAAAACATCCAGCTCTGCCATACTTTTGTTGACAGCCTCGACGAGTGAAACGTCCTCAGAGAAGCCATCAATAGCCGCAAGCCGGCTAGCCTTAGCCTCTTCATTTGAAGCGACAAAGGAGACCGTTGCTTCTTCAGAATCTGCCACAGCTTTTTCAGCCTCGCTAACCAGAGCCTGGCCCGCTTCTTTATCTTCGGATGACTTGAGGGACTTCTTAGCTTTAGCAACATTGCCATTCGCCTCTTTGGTTTTTCCTTCCAGGATAGAGATCTGTTCTTCACCTGCAGCGCTCGCCTCTCGGTCCTGCTCGATTAAGATCTCGACTCCGCCAGTCTGGCCCGCTAGCTCTTTCTCAGCAATATCGCAAGCCCTCTGTGTCAGTCGATCTGCATCGTTTACAAGATCTTGCACTTCTCGGAGATTCTTGGCGATCAACTTCTTCGCGTCGTTCGAGCGGTGAATAGCCGACATCGCTTTCGCGACCGCCGTCGCGGCGTTGCTAGCAGCAGGCGCGGCTTGATGGCGACTAGCCTCGCCCTTGCTAACAAGCTGCGCTGCAACCGACTTAGGAAACCGGCCGACTTCACCAGCATTTAAGCCTTTCGCGTTTCGAACCATAGTGACTAAGACTTTTTGTTCTGGGCCGATGTCAACGACTTCAGGCATTGACGCCATGTTCGCGCCAGTCCGTGACCCAGATCCTTTGTTAGTTACTGTCATTTCAATTCCTCCTTCACTTTAGATTTGGGCGGAATCTCGCGCTGAGCTTCGCCCGCCTTTACTGCCTCGTCTGCTGTCGCCTCATCGACCATCGCTGAGTCGCCAGCGTTCATGCCGTTCTTACAAGACTTAATATAAATAATTTTGACTTTCATTTGTAGCTCCAACTGCCTGTGACTAATCGGACGCTCGCCTCGCCAATCGTTGGCTTGATATGCGCGGCGTCATTATCGGGTAAAAATAAGGGGAAAGGATCTCCCCCTTATTCGGTTCTCACTTTAAGCGGCTGGGTACTCTGAAGCTCCGCCTAGAACGATAACGCCACCGACAACGCTTGTGTCGGTTCCGCTTGCGCTCATGTCTGGAAGCACTTGACATCGGATGTGGCGACGAGCGCCACGGATGTCAACGTCCAGTTCAGTCTGAAAGGCTTCAGCGGTAAAGCTTTCGCCGTCCGGAGCCAAGACGTTGGCGGCAGCTAATGCTGTCCCAAAGTCTGCCCAGGATGAACCGTCCGCACTGTCTTGAAAGTTAGCAGCGATACTCAGCGTCTCCCCGTCAGCGACAGTGCCATTTCCAACAACGATAAGCTTTCCGCTTTCATACAAACTGCCCAGCGCTTGCCGGTCAATTGTAGTGCCGTCGATCTCGGTATTGTCGCCCGTGCCGGCAGCAGTAACCGCCGTAATAAGTAACCCCTGTTTTACGAGAATTTCTTCTCCAATATCTCTTCCTTTCATACTCATGTACTCCGAATCATTGAGGGCTCAACGCCCCCTCAGATCATCTTTCTATTAAGCTGATGCGTAAGCCACAGTCGTCTTGACTGCGATAGACTCACGATGACGAACCACCATGTCGTGTCGAGCGATTGCCCGAATAACCAGAAGGTCGTTATCGAATGCAGAGACCGTTGCGCCTGCGCTGTCAACAAAGCTGGCAGAGTCAGAGATAGCAAAGTCAATCACCTTACGATCACCAATAATGACGTCAGCCATATCGACAAGGTAAAGCTCAGATCCGCCGCGAGTACCGCCGCCCAGGTTATCAGGAATGTTGTTGGTCACACCGACGCCCCAGCCATTCAGTTTGTCAAGAGCAAGCTCAGGACCGAATACCAGATTGTTGTTGCCGTCGACCAAGTTCCACTTCATGAAAGTGTTAGAGCGCATGGACATAATCCACTTAGGATTGATCATCCGGACATTCGCATCAGAGAGCGACGTGATCATTTCTGACAAGTCGGCCCGTACCTCGGCAAGTGTAGGATCTGTCCCGTCGTCAGCGCCATTCGATACCGTGACGTTCGCATCCGCAGCCCAATAGCGAAGACCTTTAGGACCAGAAGCAGTACCGAGACCGCGAAGGAAATTCGTGTCCTCGGTAGTCGCCATTGATGCCGTGATGTCGCCGATCACCAACTGATCTGTCGCGCCATCAGCGTCGTCTTGAAGCTCGTTCGAGATCGCGACAGTTGCTCGCAATTTCTTTACTCGCAGTACGAGCAATTCGAAACTCAAGTCGCTTGCCTGATCGGCCGTATTCTCACCGATATAAGACGACGTAGAGCCGCCCGAAATCCGTGGAATAGGCTTAGAGTCCGAAGTCATCGGCATGACGATGGGATCTAGAGACCGAAGCACGCTTTGCGTACGCAGCAACTCGATCAGCTCGCCAGCAGGATCACCCGTAACTCTGAAGCCGCCAGCGCTATTACCGCCCTCGACTAAAGTCTTTTTAGCAAGCTGAGCCAGCGCAGGTTCGTTTTCGCCCCACTTAGCTTTGGCCCACTCAGTAGCATCTTTGGCGTTGCCGCCGTTTAAGGCGAACGCACGTAATGCGCGAGCAGCGGTTAAACCCTTGACGCGATCAGCGCCACGCTCGACGATTACTGGCTGAGTGATACTAGCGATCTTCGCTGTGATCTGATCCTGGAGAGGAGCGATTGCCTTGGCAACCTCAGCTTCCATCAGCTCAGATAGACTAGCAAGAATGTCATCACCTTCCTTGGCATCTTTCTCGGAACCTTTCTCTTGGGCTTCTTCGATCAAAGCCTTGAGTCGGTCCATCGTTTTACTTTGTACGATCATAATTATCTTTCCTGTTTCAAATCGGGCTGCACACCCTAGTCGTTATCGTTAGGTAATCGGCCCGTGATCCTTTGAATACTCTTCGCCAGAGTCGCGCCAAACAACTTAACCATCTCAGCAGGGTCTACCCGATGCTGCGATTCTTTCAAAGATGCCGCGAATTCTTCAGTTGCCATCATCGCGACGTCCCGTTCTTTTGTGAGCTGATCGACTTTCTTGGTCAGCTCTTTTACCTCAATAGCCTTGCTCTGGGATTCGACCGTTTCGACCTCCAGCTCAACGATCATATCTTTGATCGAGGCGTCGTCCATCCTGGAGAACCCCTTAGCCGTCAGGAGTTCGCGCACAGCTTCGATCTCTTCCGGCTCGATCTTGCCTATAGCTTCCAGCTTCGCCTTGTATTCGTCAGTCAGATAAGGATTAGGCTTATTGTGTTCTGACAGCGCCTTGTCGATAGCGTCGATAGCGTCGGTCCCGATCTGTTCGACGAAGCCTTCAAGCGTCCACATCTTCTCGCTAGTCAGAGCATCTGCAATCGCCGTCATCGTTGGAGAGAGCTCGCCACGCGCTTTAATCCAGTCTGAGACCCTGAGATCCTCGGCGTCTTTGGCGGCCTTGCGAGCCTCGACCTGGGCGGTTCTTTCCTCTTCCTCGGTCGCCAGATGCTCAACCCACAAGTAATCAGGAACGTCTTCCGGAGCCTTGATCCGGTCGCCGTCATTACTCTCGCCCCAATCGGTTACGTTCCAGCTTTTTGTACGGCGGAACTCTTTAAGCCGTGGTTCCCATATATTGCGCTGGCGGATCTCTTTCTGTTTGTCTGGGTCGAACGCTGGAATCGATACCGCCGGCTTCTTATCGTCGGCGATCTTGAGCATGCGCTCGATAGACTTGCGGCTTGCGCCTACAGGCCGGTTGCCTTCCTGCCATTCCTCTAGCAAGTTTTCCGCCCAGGCTTTCATTGGAGCGACGTCGATGCCGCCCTTGGCTGCCAGCATTAGCGCCTCTGGATTAGCCGGAACAGGGACCGCTGAAAACTCTAGCATCTCCTGACTCAAGAACCTGATGCCGCCCTGCTCCTCAGACCAGACTCTCTCGTCAGGCATAAAGCCGACTGATACCGCGCTCATGAATCCGCCCTTGTACATCTGATACAGCATATTAGAAAACTGCATGATGTCGGGTCCCATGAACTCCGCGTCTGCAATCAGATTGTTATTCTCGACCCTTATATCGTTGCCTTTCGCTATCGGCACGCTGTGATGTTCGTGCGCCCAAAGCACGACAGGATTCTTTTTATAGTTCTCAAGGTCCCAGCCGTTTACGTTGATGGTGTCGTGGTCCCGATCCAGAGATCCGTTAGACACGATAAACCGAATGATATTGTCGCCTGCCGCTTTAACCTCAAGAGGGACCATCCCCTTGCGGATCGCTTGGCCGACATTTTCATCGGTGCCCATAGACAGATCCTTCAACATGGCCGCCCCGTATTCACGGCGTTCAAGTAGTTTGATAGTCATTCTAGTTCTCCTGAGTTAAGTTAAAGGCTTTAATTATTAGCTTCTCTTGAGCCTCGAAGCCTCGGATGTAAGCATGCTCCATTAGCCGCTTGTACGGCGCTTGCTCTCGCTCAAAATCCTTCTTCGAAGGTACGTCTATGCTAGCCCCTTCCGGAGCGATGACCGCTAGTATACTGCATCGACACTCAATGTCTTCCGCCGCTATTCCGAAGCCGCCCGGATACGCAGTCTGGAACCCCGCCCCAGAACGAAACTGGTTTGCTGTATCGACCACCTGACCGTTCATGACTTGATGGCTCTCTCGAGTATTGCTGTCGCCAACCGTTAGCCACTGCTTCTGCTTGATCCCCATCTGCTTCATGCCTGATAGAGAGCCGAAGTTAGAGGCGCGGACTGACTCGGTTCGAGCGATACGGAACGCCCGAAAATCTTTGGCGTTATCGAACGTTGCAGCAATACGGGTGGCGAGTTGATCCGCCCCTTCGCCAAGGGCGCTGCCCTGAGAAAGAGTTTTCCGCAGGTCGTTCTTAGTGCCTTCGTTGACCAAGCCAGTAATCCTGTCGCCGCTTTGCTCTGCGAGGAATCCCTCG